CGGCTCCTGCAAATACACCGGCGGCACCCGCCGCCCAGTCCAACGAAGGAGGACAAACCACTATGGCAAACAATGCAAATCCTACCCCTGCAACTCCCGCAGCGGAGAACCCGCGGGCCGCAATCGATGCCGCTGTGAGCGCAGAGCGCAACCGTCTGGCTGAGATCGATTCGGTGGCAAGCCTGTTTGACCCTGCTCTGGTGCAGGAAGCCAAGTACGGCGAAACCGCCTGCGATGCAAAAGAACTGACCTTCCGCGCCGCTGTTGCTGCCAAGAAGCAGCATGGTACGTTTCTGACCAATCTGGCAGCAGATAACGCCGCATCTGGCGCACAGAGCGTGGAAGCCGTTCCGGGCGCATCTGCATCCGGCAGCCCGGAATCTCTGCCCGATGCGAAGGGCAATGTGCCCAAGACGCAGGCCGAGCGCATGGCTGCTGCCGAAGCAGTTGTCGCCGAACTGCTCGACGATGACAAGAAGTAAGGAGGAACACTACTATGAGCGAACTGAGCAAATCTCTCGGCACCATGGAGTATGACGGTCTGATCGCCGACATCAACCCCAAGCTGGTTGTCAGCGGCGGCACCATCCGCAAGCTGGGCACTGCTGGCACCATCAAGCGCGGCACCATTCTGGCAAAGTCCAGCGGCACTGCTGGCGATAACAAGCTGGTCGTGCTGGGCACCGCTGCTGCCAGTAATGAGGTGCTTACCGCCTACTGCATCCTGTGTGATGATGTGGACGTTGGCACTGCTGACGATGTGACCGCCCCGGTGTACCTGATGGGCTGCTTCAACTCCAACAAGGTTACCGTGGCCGACAGCTACACTATGACCGAGGCCGACAAGGATGCCCTGCGTAACGGTGGCATCGTCTTCAAGGCCGCTGCACCCGCACTGTAAGGAGGATATAACAATGCCTGCTGAACTGAATTTCTTTGACACCTATACCCTGATGGCCGTGCAGAAGCGCATTGTGCCCAAGCAGACTTTTTTTCGTGACCGCTACTTTCCCACGGAGGAGGGCGACATCTTCAGCTCCAACAAGGTGCTGACCGAGTACATGGACGGCGACCGCAAGATGGCGGCCTTTGTGTCGCCTCGTGTCGGCGCAATCCCGATGGAGCGCACGGGCTACGAGGTCCACGAGTTTGAGCCTGCGTCCGTCGGTGTGAGCCGTCCTCTGACCTCTGATGACCTGACGAAGCGTGGCTTCGGCGAGGCCATCTATGCCAACAGCACCCCTGCCCAGCGTGCCGCAAAACTGGTCCAGAACGATCTGGCTGACATGGATGGCCGTATCACCCGCACCGAGGAGTGGATGTGCGCACAGACCATGCTGGACAACGGATGCATCATGCAGGAGATGCTCGACAACGTGACCAAGGGCGAGGCAAAGGTCGTGAATTTCTACAATCCCGGCCACGAGAACGACCACATCTACACTGCCGCCCACAAGTGGAACGAGGAAGGTGGCAATTTCTTTGGCGACGTTCCGGCTATGTGCCGGCTGCTGTCCAAGCGTGGTCTGCGCGCTGCCGACCTGCTGCTGGGTGCTGATGTTTATGACGCAGTGATGAATCTCGAAAAGGTTCAGCGTCTGCTGGATAAGAATTCCGGCATCATCATCGGCCAGATTGAGCAGCAGCTGAGCGCATACGACGGTGTTGTCTACGGTGGCACCCTCAACTTCCGCGGCTACAAGTTGAATCTGATTTCTGTTGATGAAACCTATGTGGATTCCACCGACAAGGAGCAGAGTTACTTCCCCAAGACCGATGCCGTGATTACGGCTCCCGGCTGCGGCCATCTGATGTATGGTGCTATCACTCAGATCAACTACGGCGACACCATCCAGTCCACCATTTCTGGCCGCCGTGTTCCGAAGTTCAGCATCGATCAGGAAAACGACACTCGCAAGACCGCCCTGAAGTCTCGTCCTCTGGCTGCACCCAAGAACTACATTCCGTGGATTCGCGCCAAGAACATGGTCGGCTAAGTCCGACCTGAAAGGAGTACACCGATGATTGTTGAAATTCTTTGCGGTGGCTACGGCTGCCCCACCAAGACTGGCGTTCACACTGTTGCGCATGGCGAGCGGTGTGAGGTCAGCGATGCCGAAGCAGCCCGCCTTATCGGGCTGGGTGTGGCGAAATGCGCGTTTTCTGCGCCCACTGCCCCGGAAACCGCCCCTGCGGACGTTCCGGCAACTGCGGAAGGTAACGACACCCCCGCAGCCGAAACCTCGCAGAACGGCTCTGAGATGGCACACCTCGACCCCGACCAGCTGCACGACATGACCGTTGCCAACCTGAAAAAGCTGGCAGCGGATATGGGCATCGACACTAAGCAGCTCAAGACCAAGGACGCACTCATTCAGGCTATCTGCGCCGAGGACGTTGTGCCCGGTGACGAGTGCGCCGATGGTCCTGAACTGGCAGCTGCGATGCCCACGGCATGAGTGCCTTTAAGGACGCTGTGCAGGAAGACCTGAACAGCGTCTTTCTGAATCTGGACGAGTTCGCCGAAACGCACACGGTCTACTATGATGGAGAGGAATACCCTGACGTTCCTCTGGTTCTGACAGGCCTCTCCGAAAAGGAGCGTGTGCGCCAGACCATCAGCGACCATGCGCAGGGTCTGTACCGGGTCAGCCGGGTGCTGCACTGCGATATTGCAGCCCTCGGCGGGAAACAGCCGGAGAAGGACTGCAAGCTGGGCATTGACGAGGACGGATTCGTCCGAAACTACTATGTGGCATCCTCTGTCTGCGAGATGGGGATGCTGCGGGTGGAACTGGAGGCGATTGACGAATGAGTGATGTGACAACGGACACCATGATGCACAGCGTAGCTGCTGGCATTGCCGTTGACATTGCAGAGGAAGGATTTGACCGTGTGTCTGCCCTCCTCGCCGGGATTCCCGGAGGTGCCAATCGTGCTGTAGGATCTGCGCTGGCTCGCGCCGCTGCCGCCGGAAAAACGGTGGCGAAACGGGCAGTCACGCAGGAGTACGCCATCAGTAGTAGCGAGTTTTCCAACCGCACAAAGAATATCAACAACATCCAGCGGGGCAGCAATGGCGAGGTTTCTATCAACTTCGGCTACCGTGGCAGCGTCATCCCCCTTAGAGTTTTCGATACCAAGGTGGACCGCAGCGGCCGCGTGGTAACTCGTGTAAAGAAGTCTGGCGCCAGACAGGCACTGGACCACGCTTTCGAGGCGAAGATGGGCTCTCACTATGGCATCTATGAGCGGCAAGGAGAAAAACGGTTCCCGGTCAAGGAACTGTTTGGCCCTGCCACCCCGCAGATGATGTACTCCAACGAGAATGTCATGGACTCCATCGAGGAGAAAATGGCATCCACCTACGAGGAGCGTATCGAGCACGAAATCACACGAATTCTGAACGGATGGGGTGTCTGACATGACCAGCGTTGTTTTGCTTGAGCAGCTGAAAGCCTTTACCGAGAAAATCATGGCCGACATGATTCTCCCGGTGGCCATGCAGCAGGGCGATACCGAACAGGCCTACCGTGCCCCGGAAGTTTACCTGATGCGGTTGCCCGACAGCCGTTCAGCCAAGAAGAAAGCCCCCTACATCATCCATCGGGTCATCCCACTGGCTACTGAACAGCAGCCCGGCAGCGAAGAGCGCACAGTTGTTTCTGTGCGCTCTATCTTTTGCTGCTACAACCCGGATGAACAGGAGGGCGACCTTGCGCTCCTGAACATGATGGAGCGGTTTCGTGTGGAACTGCTCAAAGTCCGCAAAGTGGGCGGCACCGGGGCAGATGGAAAGCCGCGGTATCAGTTTGCCCTCGACCTTTCTCCCGACCATAAGCTGGAAAGCGTTCCCTATGACGAGGAATCGAAGCCCTACTATGCCGGAGAGATGATTACCTACTGGAAGCTGCCGACCGTGCAGCAAACGGAGGATATTAAATTATGGCGGTAAAAAAGACCGTGGCGGAACAGCCCGCCGAAACCACCGTGAACGCCGAGCCTGCGCAGAGCAAGCCCGGCGTTTCCATCTACGTTGGCCCGTCCATTCTGGGCTACATCCAGAAGAACACGATTTACCCCTGCGCTGCTGCGGAGGCGGTAGACCGTGACGATGTAAAAATCGCCACCGAGAAATATCCCGGCGTGGCCGATTTCATCATCGATGTGGCCGAACTGAACACTACGCCTGAAAAGGCAAAAGCACGCGGCGAGGCCATCCTTGCGTATGCCCGGATGCTCGCCAAATCCAAGTAAGGAGGATTACATACTATGGCAGATCATGGTATTAACGTCAGCCGCGCCGACACCGCCGTGGCGACCCCGAACGCCGCAACCTGCGGCATCCCCTTTGTCATCGGTACTGCACCGCTGTCCAAGGCAACTGGCACCGCCGCAACCGCTGGCACCCCTGTGCTGTGCACCAGCTACACCGAAGCGGAGGAACAGTTGGGCTATGACAACGACTGGGCAGAGTTCACCGTTTGCGAGGTGATGTACTATCACTTCAAGCTGTGCGCTTGCCAGCCGGTCATTTTCCTGCCGCTCGCGGAAAACGCTAAGGCCGAGGCTGTGGCAGCTGCCGTGGAGCAGGTCGAGGCTTGCCTGACGATGTTCGGCATTGTGCCTGACCTGATTATGGCACCCGGCTTCTCCAAGGAGGCTACCGTTGCTGCTGCGCTGGCTGCAAAGGCGGGCTCCATCAACGGTATGTTCTCTGGCAAGGCTCTGGTGGATATTTCCGCAAAGACCTATACTGCCGCAGTGCAGGCCAAGAACGCTGGCACTTACGACCAGAAGTCCATTCTGTGCTGGCCTAACGGCACTCTTGGCGATCTGAAGTTCCACGGCTCTACCATCATGGCGGGCTGCCTCGCGGAGACCGATACCAACAATGGCGGTATCCCTTACGAGAGCCCTTCCAACAAGACCGTCCACATCGACGGTCTGTGCGACGATGACGGCGCAGCTATCAACCTGACCTACAATCAGGCAAACGTGGTCGATGCCGCTGGCATCTGCACGTTCCTGAACTTCATGGGCAGCTGGACCGCATGGGGCAACCACACTGGCTGCTACCCCAAGTCCACTGATGTGAAGGACTACTTCATCCCCCTCAGCCGGATGTTCGACTATGTTTCCAACACGCTCATCAAGACTTTCTGGTCTAAGCTGGACAAGCCGATGAACCGCCGCCTGATCGACACCATTGTGGACAGCGCAAACATCTGGCTGAATGGTCTGGTTGGCGCAGGCTACCTGCTGGGTGCCCGCGTGGAGATGCTGGAAAGCGAGAACCCCCTGACCAGCCTGATGGCGGGCAAAATCAAGCTGCACGTCTACATGACCCCGCCCTCTCCGGCGCAGGAAATTGACTTCGTGCTGGAGTATGACGCTGACTATGTGACCAGCGCACTCCAGTCCTAAAGAGGAGGTATATCTATGGACCAGTCTGTTATCAACTTTGCTGTCTATGAGGATAGCATCGAATACGAAGGCATGGCACAGGTTACTCTGCCCGATGTTACCATGCTGACCCAGACCGTTTCCGGCTCTGGCATTGGCGGCAACATCGAGGCTATCATCATGGGTCATCTGGACGCCATGACCCTTGGCCTGAACTTCCGTACCACCACGCCGCAGTCGGTCAAACTGGCAGAGATCCGCCGCCATCAGATTGACCTCCGTGTGGCAAACCAGTACGAGGACAACATCAACGGCACTGTTGATGTTCGTTCCGAAAAGCACGTCATGGTCGTCATCCCGAAGTCTACCAAGGGCGGCACTATCGCCCCGGCAACTCCCGCCAACGGGTCTGGTGAGTACGCTGTCCGCTACTGGGCAACTTATCTCGATGGCAAGAAGGTGCGTGAACTGGACCCCACCAACTTCATTTGTTACATCAACGGCACGGATTATCTGGCAGCTGTCCGTAAGGTGCTGGGCAAGTAATCAGAGCCAATCGTTATGCCGGGGCTGCATTTTGCGGCTCCGGCCTATTTTTTAACTGCGAAAGGAGCAGCCGCTATGAACACCACCATCAGCGATAAGGAGTACGATGCAGCCATCGCCGCTGCGAATAAAGCTGCCACTGACCCTTATGTGTACGTCCACAAGCTCATTCAGCCGTTTGAGTATGAGGGCAAGAAGTACGACACCCTGACGTTTGACTTCGGCAAGCTGACCGGCAACGATTCGCTTGCAATTGAGGCTGAAATGTCCGCTCTGCGCCAGCCGGTTATCGTGCCGAGCATGAGTGCGGGCTATCTGATTCGGATGGCTTGCCGGGCGTGTACGCAGCCCATCGGCGTTGACGTTATCGGCGCAATGAGCATTCGGGACTACAACACCATCCGCACCAAAGCAAGAAATTTTTTGATGCTGTCGGATGTGTAACTGATGACGGTGGAGAGTGGCTGCGGCGGCAAGCCCTTCTGATGGCGCAGGGCAACAACACCCCTGCACCATACTGGCTTGCAATGCCTCTGTATCAACTGCGGCAATGGATTGATACCAACAATGCCATTGTTGCCGAGCGCGAAAAGGCGAGAAAGGCGAAGTAGTGGCTCGAAAAGAATGGGAGTTGCTGTTCAACCTGTCCGCCAAACAGAACAGCAACTTCTCCAGCACCTTCAAGGCTGCACAGTCGGCTCTTGTGGAAACACAGAACAGAATCCAGCAGCTGAACAAGGTACAGTCCGACATAACCGCGTACCAGAAGCAGCAGCAGGCCGTTGACTCCACCAAGCAGCGGCTGGCCGTCTTGCAGCAGCAGTACGATAACATCCAGAAAGAGATTCAGGAGACCGAGGGCTATTCCTCTGCGCTGGAAAACAAGCTGATTTCCAAGCAAGCGCAGATCGACAAGACCACGACCTCCCTGCACACCTATGAGCAGCGTCTGGCTGCCACCGGGAACACCCTGCGGGAATCTGGCGTGGACACCACGCAGCTTACAGCAGAAACTACTCGGCTGGAAACCGAGGTCGATAAGCTGAAAGACCAGCAGGTTGACCTCAAAAAGACCATGGACGAGGCCGGAGATGGCGCAAAGGGCTTCGGCGAGAAATCTGTCGAAGTCCTCGATGCCGTTGAATCTGTGCTTGCCACGGCTGGCATCGCAAAAGCCCTCGGAGAAATCAAAGACGCATACATGGACTGCATCAACACCGCAGGTGATTTTGAAGCATCCATGAGCAACGTCGAAGCCCTGTCCGGCGCATCCGGCGATGAACTGGAAGCCCTGTCCGACAAAGCCAAGGAGATGGGCGCAACCACCAAGTTCACCGCCGGTGAATCTGCGGACGCTTTGTCTTACATGGCTCTGGCGGGCTGGAACACCCAGTCTATGCTGGATGGCATCAGCCCGGTGCTGAATCTGGCTGCTGCCGCCAATATGGACTTGGCGCAGGCGTCTGATATTGTCACAGACTATCTGACCGCCTTTGGCCTGAAAGCCTCCGACACCACTCACTTTGTCGATGTGATGGCCTACGCTATGGCTCACTCCAACACGGACGTGATCCAGCTGGGCGAGGCATACAAGGCGTGTGCATCTACCGCCACCTCCCTTGGCTACTCTGTCGAGGAGACAACCGCAGTTCTGGCTACTATGGCCAACGCCGGTGTTAAGGGCGGCGAGGCTGGCACAGCCCTGAACGCCATCTTCACTCGCCTTGCCACCAACACGAAAAAATGCGGTGACGAGCTGGCAAACTACGGCGTGAACATCTACGATGCACAGGGCAATATGCAGTCCCTGTCCAGCATCCTTACCGGGATTGCCGGGGTCTGGGGCGACCTGACCGACCAAGAGCAAGCCAACCTTGCCAAGACCATCGCTGGCACAAACCAGTATTCCAAGCTGCAAACCATCATGGCCGGATGCAGCGAGGCCGCCGCCGAGGGCGGGCAGTCGTTCTCAGACTACACCGCAGCCCTGAACAACTGCGCCGGATCTGCCGACAAGATGGCGGGCACCATGCTCGACAACATGAACGGCAGGCTGGTTCTGATGCAGTCTGCCGCTGACGGCCTGAAAATCGCCATCGGCGAGGATTTGACTCCCACCATGTCCAGCCTATACGATGTTGGCGCGCAGGTTCTGGGCTGGATGCAGGGCTTTGTCGAGGAAAACCCCGGCGTGGTCAAGGGCATCGCCGCCGGAACGGTCACGCTGGGCGGCCTGATTGGAACACTGACAGCTGTTTCTGCCGGCATCAAGCTGGCTCATGCAGCGGCAACGTTGTTCACCGGTTCGCTGGCTAGCCTTGCTGGACCGCTGACGCTTGCATCTGTGGCAATTGCCGGAACGGTCACTCTCGTTACCGCACTCGCCACATCGTCTGACGATGCCGTTCCGTCTGTTAAGGAATTGACCGGTGCGGCGCGAGAGATGGGCGACAGCATGGAGGAAGCTGGCAACAACTACGATGCCACGCTCTCCAACATGGAAGCTACCGCCAGTGTTGCAGACCAGTACATCAGCAAGTTGGAGGCAATCGAAGCCGCCACAAACGGCAACACGGCCGGGAACGCCGAGTATCACGATACTCTTGCTCGCCTGTCCGCTCTGGTGCCCAGTCTGGCTGACGATATTGACCTTGAAACGGATTCCATCAAGGGCGGCACTGAAGCCCTGCGCCAGCATACAGACGCTTATGTGGCCGATGCAAAGGCGCAAGCCCGACAGGAATACCTGAACGGCTTATACGAGCAGTACAACAATGTGCTGGTCGAAAGTGCGGAAAACGAGACCAAACTTGCTACCGCACAGGCCAAGGTCGAAAAGTCCAATGCTGGGATGTCTACTGCTTATGATAAGCTGCTCGCCACCCTCGGCATGACAGACGAGCAGTTTAAGCAGACCTATGGTACTGTTCAGGATCTTCCGTGGCGCACCATGAGCGAGGATGTGCAGCAGCTGCGCACCGAGTACATGGGCTACTCGGAAGACCTCGCCACTGCCCGGCGTGAAGTCGAAAACTACACCGAGGCCGTAGAGCAGGATCAGGAAGCCATCGATGCAGCTGAGGCCGAGTATCAGGAAGCCAAGGATGCAGTCGATTCCCTGAACGCAGCGCAGCAGGATGCCGCCAACAGCGCAAACGATGTGGCTGCACAGGAGCAGGCCGTCACCGATGTTATCAACAGTGCCGAGGCGGAGATTCAGGAACTCGTTTCGGCATACACGGACGCTTACAATGCGGCCTATGACAGCATCAGCAAGCAGTACGACCTGTGGGATACTGCTGAGAAGGTCGTCGCAACCTCTGCGTCCAGCATCAACTCCGCACTGGAAAGCCAGATCACCTACTGGGACAACTACAACCAGAACCTCGAAAGCCTAACCGAACGCGCTGCCGATATTGACGGTTTGAGCGACGTTATCGCCAGCTTCGCCGATGGCAGCAAGGATTCTGTAAACGCCATTGCTGGCATGGCAGCTGCGTCGGATTCCGACCTCGCAAAGATGGTCGAGAACTACCGTTCCTTGCAGGAGGCGCAGAAAACCACCAGCGAGAGCATGGCCGACCTCGAAACCGGCATGAGCAATGCCATGGACGAGATTGCGCAGAACGTGGCGGACAGCGTGGCCGATATGGACTTGAACGACGAGGCCATGAAGAGCGCACAGTCCACCATTCAGGGCTTTATCAACGGTGCAGAGGGCATGATGCCTCGTGTCAAGGAGGCATACGAAAAGGTAGCGAATGCTGCCTCTGATGCGCTGGCCGGGGCGAATAAGCGTTACAACATTGACCAGAAGAACGGAAACATCCCCGGCTATGCAGTCGGCACGGAATCCGCTGCGCCGGGCTTTGCCATCGTTGGCGAGAACGGCCCGGAGCTGGTCTACTTCAACGGCGGCGAAACCGTGCTGACCGCGCCGGAGACCCGCGCAGCGTTCAACGAGGCGCGGCAGCTGGAACAGATTACCAGCACAAATGCAATTGACCTGTCCGCCGTCCGGGATGCCATCCGTGAGGAGCAGGAAGCTCAGACTCTGCGTGAAGAGTACAACCGATATGTAGAAACTGTCACTGGCGGCAATTCGGTCTACTTCAACGGCGGCGAAACCCGCTCCGTTGCGGAAGTGCAGCTGCCCGGCGGTTCTGCATCTGGTGGCTCCAACACCAGCAGCGCGGCTCCTATCACCGTTGCGCCTGTTTACCACATCTACGGTGTGCGAGATACGGATGAACTGCGAAGCGTCCTGAACGCCCAGAATGACGACCTCCGGGAAGCTGTGCTGGAAATCGTGAGCGACAACGACACCGATAATTTCAGGAGGGGTTACGCATGAGCAAAACCTACACCACCGTGCAGGGCGACCGCTGGGACAGCGTGGCATACACGCAGCTCGGCAGCTGCGCCCTTGCGCCCCACCTGATGGTTGCTAACTCGCAGTATCTGAACTATTTTGAGTTTCCTGCCGGAATCGTTTTGACGCTCCCGGAAATCGAAACCAAGACCAGTTCGACCCTGCCGCCGTGGAAGAAGGTGGTCACATGAGCGATGAAAATACTGCCCGCCATGCCGAGTGCACGGTGGAGTTTGACGGTGTGGATATTACCAGCAGCATCGCTCCTTACCTGCTCTCCCTGTCCTTTACGGACAACGAGGAAGATGCCAGCGATGACCTGCAAATCAAACTCCAAGACCGTGAGGGTGTCTGGATGACCGACTGGCTCCAGAAGATGATAGACGGCGATGTATCGGCTGCATCTTCCGATGGCTACAAGGTCGGCGATGTGGTGCAGTTCCTTGGCGGTCCGCACTATAAGGCATCCACTGATAAAAAGGCAAATGGCAACCCAAAGGCTGGGCCTGCCAAGATCACCATCATCAAGCAGGGCGCACTTCATCCGTACCACGTCATCCACACCGATGGCACATCTCGCGTCTACGGCTGGGTGGATGCCAGCGAAATCTCCGGCAAGTCTGGAAGCAGTTCTTCCGGCTCGTCCTCTGGCAGCGGAGATGACAGTCTGAAAATCCGGGCTACTATCACCGCCTGCAACTGGCACTCTGACGGAAAGGACGAGGCACTGGACTGCGGAACCTTTGAACTGGACAGCGTGGTTGCGTCTGGACCGCCCGCCATTATCACCATCAAGGCCATTGGACTGCCCTACACGAGCCAGATCCGGCAGACCAAGCAGAGCAAGGGCTGGGAAAAGTACAAGCTGTCCGGCATTGCCAATGAAATGGCATCCAAGAACGGCATGACGACCCAGTTTCTTGCAAAGAAAGATCCTGAGTACAAGCGTGTGGAGCAGTACCGCTGCTCCGACATCGACTTTTTGCAGCAGCTTTGCCACGATGCAGGGCTGTCGCTGAAATGCACTGATGGCAAAATCGTCATCTTTGACCAGCAGGAGTACGAGGGCAAGGACGCTGTGTGGACTACCACGCTGGGCGACAAAAGCTATATCAAGTATGGTCATTCACTCGGTCAGGCTGGAACACAGTATGCGTCCTGCCGGGTATCTTACGTTGGGCCTGATGGCAAGGCTATCGAGGGCATTGCCTACGTTAAGGACTACGATGCCAAGAGCAAGACCAATCAGCAGCTGGAAGTCTACGCCCCGGTCACGAGCAAGGCAGAGGCGAAAGAACTGGCTGCAAAGAAACTCCGGCTCTACAACAAGTATGAGCGTCAGATAAGTTTTACCTATCCGGGCGACCCCGGAAAAGTTGCTGGACTGACGTTCAACGCTGACCAGTTCGGACCGTGGGATGGCAAGTACATCGTGAAGCAGTCTAAGCACACGGTGTCCGGCTCCGGTGGGTACACGACGCAAGTCACTGGCCGTCATACGCTGGGAGGTTACTGACTGATGAACGTGAACGTCGATGTTCGCATCGGAAAAGTCACCGATGTGAACAAGAAAAAACGCCTTGTGCGCGTGAAGTTCGAGGACACCGGGATTACATCTGGCTGGCTGCCTGTGATGCAGCACTACAAGGCTATCGTATACACCGAGGAGGCGGGACTGCACGATCACCAGTTTACGCACCCGGCTCCGTATCCACTGAAAATCCTCAACACCCAGAACGGCACCCGCCAGATTTGGGATGAGGAGGAAAAGGTCACAGGCGCGGACAACTCGACCAACCACCAGCACAAATCCCATGTGGTGTGGTGGGTGCCCGCCATTGATGACATCGTGATCTGTCTGTACCTGCCGTGCTTCAACGCTGACGGCTTCGTGTTGGGAGGGATTTATCCGTGATTGTTGGATGCCTCGGAGACATTATCTTTGCCGTGTTCGATGGTTACGTCAAAACCATCAAGGACATGGTGCAGAGCGTGTCTGCCAGATACACCACCCACCAGCGAGCCGGAGGCAAGGCTCTGGCCGAGTTTACGGGCACGGATGCCGACACCATCACGTTCGACATTGAACTTTCGGCGTACCTTGGCGTGGCTCCAAGCAAGCAGCGCGAGATCCTGAAGGGGTATGTCGATAATCACACGACGCTGCCGTTTGTCCTCGGCAACGAAGTCTTCGGTAGCTATCGGTGGGTCATCAAATCCGTGAAATTCAAGACCAAGTACACAGACGCTTTCGGCGTTCCGACATGGATTACTGCGAGCGTCACTTTACTGGAATATCCGAGAGAGTGAGGCGATTTTATGAGCAATTATCTGGTGTCGGCAAATGACCTGACCGCCATTTCCCTCGGCGAGCAGGATACCGTGGCCAGCGTTCTGCAGAACATCGCCGTCATCCTATCCACGCCGAAAGGCACCGTGCCAGGCTACCGGGAGTTTGGCATCGACATCTCGGATATTCTTGACCGCCCGGAAAACGTGGCGCAGCCTATGCTCTGCGCCGCCATCAAGGAAGCCATCGAACGGTTTGAACCGAGAGCCACCTATATGGGGACTACGTTCAAATCCTCCAAGGACAACCCCGGAACGATGCTTCCCGTTGTGGAGGTGAGCATCAATGCGTAGTACCGCAGACCACCAGTTCATCAGCACCGACGTTGACGAACTGGATGCGCTGCTCTGTGCGGGGTATGAGCAGTTTTTTGGCACATCTGTGCGCCCCGGCAGCCCGGAACGGCTGTTCATCTCGTGGATTGAGGACGCGATAATCTACGAGCGTGCCCTCAACAACCACGCTGACAACCAGAATCTGCCCAGCCGGGCAGAGGGCGAGAATCTGGATGCGCTGGCGGAGCTGTTCTACTTGCAGCATCGTCCGCAGCCTACCGCAGCAACCTGCACCATGCGTTTCAACATCAGCGAGGCGCGGCAGAGTGCAATCCTCATTCCTTCCGGCACTCGCGTCACGGACGCAAACGCCTCGCTGTATTGGGCAACCACGGCAGATGAATATGTGCCTATCGGTTCGACCTATACGGACGTTACGGTGGTATGCCAGACCTCCGGCACTGTCGGAAACGACTTTGCAGTCGGCGACATCAACACCATTGTTGATGTGTACGACTACTATTCTGGCTGCTCCAACGTCACGGCCAGCGCAAACGGCAGCGATGCCCCGGACGATGACGAGTTCTACCAGCTTCTGCTTGATAGTCAGGCAGCGTGGTCCAGCGCAGGGCCTGTTGGCAGCTACAAGTATTTCGCGAAGAGCGTGTCTACCAAAATCGCCGATGTGGTGGCGAACAGCCCAAGCCCCGGCACTGTCTGCCTGTACGCCGTCATGGATGATGGCAGCATTGCCCCGGACGAAACCAAGAAAGCGATGGTGGAGGTTTGCTCTGCCGATGAGGTACGGCCTCTGACGGACCACGTCATTTCTGGTGATCCTGATGTGGTGAACTACAACATCGACCTGACCTATTACCTGACCCGCGATGGAGACATCTCTGCCGCGGATGCACAAGCCCGCGTAAACGAGGCTGTGCAGCAGTACATCAGCTGGCAGTCTGGCAAGATGGGCCGGGATATCAACCCGGACAAGCTGCGGTATCTGCTGCTGGAAGTTGGCATCAAGCGCGTGGACTTGCAACAGCCCGTTTTTACCCCGCTGGAAGATGGCAAACCGTCCGTTGACCTGACCTCCGACAAGGTGCCGCAGGTAGCAAAGGTGGGCACGGTCACTGTGAAGAGCGGAGGGTACGAGGATGAATAACGGCCTGACCGCCGAGCGGATGATGGATTCCTTTCCGCTTGCGCTCCAGAAAGACCCGAAAATGGTTGCTCTGGCGCACTCTATCGCCAACGTGCTGGAGCAGCGGTTGGATGAAATCAACCTCGGTCAAATCTACACGCGCATCGACCAGCTGCCGGAAGACCTGCTGGACATTTTGGCAAAGGACTTCGCCGTAGACTGGTACGACCACGACTACGACCTCGCTGCAAAGCGGCGCACCATCAAGTCCGCGCCCTACATCCATCGTCACCGGGGAACCGCCGGGGCTGTGCTGCGGGGCATCCGGGCTATCTATCCCGGCTCCCGGCTGG